AAACCTTAACGGATGCCCAGTATTACTAACGTCCGACTGATCATATCGATAAGCCTGTCCTTCATAAATAGTTCTTCCAAGATAACCAGGCTGTGAGCCGTCTTGATAATAGACATTCCCGCCTCCTGGATTACTAACCGTTATATTGTAGGTCGCCGCTATACTTACAGCATTAACCGTCACTGTTCCAACAGTTACTGTGGCAGACATTCCTGTAAGCGTAACGGTTACATTACTTGCTATTACAGTTGATACATTTACGTTTCCGATGTCTCCTACCCCTTCAACCGCTATAGACGCTGGAGCAGGTTGCATGGAGTCAGGCACTGTCTCAAAAGGAGTATCGCCCCCAGTATTATTCACAACTACTGTAAGAGGCTCTGTCCTATCGGGTCTTGGGTCTGCTAGTGCTATTGCATCCCCTCTATACCTTAATGGTTCAATCTGTGGTTCTTTTGGCTCATAGTCTTCTGGGCAGACCATAAACCCACGCCAATTCTTTTTTAAATCACGGTAAGAATATCGTTGTCCACAATAATCGCAGATCCCATATGAAAACTTACCTGTCGCTGTAGCCATTACGCACCTACTTGCGGTACAACATTGAAACTAGCAGTATCCCTATCTTCTTCCGCCGCACGTTTAAAGTCTTCTTCATAAATCTGCTTTAACGGACCTGTTCTATCTGGCGAATACTTCATCGAAATCATATAAGCCAGCCCAGAGGCTAAACAAGGCAAGAACCTAAAGTTCACATCGCTTGTATTAGTGTAACCCCCAGCATCGTCCATGCGCCTAATTCGATAATAAAGTAGCGTATAGTCTTTGTCCGCTGACGGATACAGGTAAACAGTCGGGGTGTTGCTTCTTTCCACGTAATACTGGGAAGGCCTCGCTTGAGTCAACTTGTTAGGAAGATTCAGGTATTCCGCCCTGCCAATCCGATCAATGCTGATATCCTGTTGTTGACCGTTAATTGTCTGGCGAATCACCGCCGACAAGACATTTACAGTATCTGTTCCAACCGCAACGCTACCATCACCCTGGGACAATGGCTGTGTGGCCTGCTCTACGGTCCACAGGTTCAATCCCCTGTTTGCCCAGTCTAAGAACAAAAGGTTCAAAGAACGTCGCGCAGAGGTGAGCTGATAGCCCTCTGTAACCTGCATGCCACATCTTTCGAAGGCTTCTTCGATTAAGTCGTCAATAGACAGGTTAAAATCTGTAGTTCCTGAAGTCGCCATTATTTACAGCCTGCGTAGCCACCTTTTTTGTATTTTTTCATCATTCCGCCACCCATTTTTTTAACGGGCTTTGCCATGCCACCGTCTTTCATCATGACAGCTACCTTCGTAGAAGGCTTTGAAGTCATCTTGTTGCGAGCACCAGAACTTACACATCCACCGCCTTTGGTAGCGGCTCCCATTCCACGTCCAGCCATTTTACTTACCTCGTTGAGTTTTCATCTGTGCAGTTTTTGACAACTGCGTAAATTTAAACAATTTTTTAGAGTTCTTACCCATTCTCGCTCCTGACATGACAGTACCGTCTGAGTGCGTGTGGGTGCTTCCCTTATGTTCCGTGCCATTGCGTAAAAAATACTTCATTTCTTTCGATGCCTTCTTGTCTTGTTAGCCACTTTTTTTGGCTGTTTAGACACTTGCTTACCCTTTGCAGTATCCGCCCTTTTCTTTCGAGTAGTTGCGGCGTACTCCTTACTGCTAAGAGCCTTTATAGCCTTTTCGGGCAGATATCGCTCTCCTGTGGCTTTTGGACCCTGCGTCGATGGTTTACCACTTTTGGTACGCCATTTCTGCTCGGTCCACTTCTTCAAAGACTGCTGTGGCTTTTTAAGTCCTGGTGTTCTTTTTCTTGGATTAGGCATTATGTTTTATACCCGCCACCTTTAGCTTTGTACTGCTTTGCCAACATCTGGGCTTTCCTAGCAGACCACTGTCCTGGTTTTCCGCCTTTACCCCCAGACTTTATCTGAGAAAACAACTGCTTGCGCAGTGATGGCTTGGTATAGTTACCTGCCTCGTTTACCCTAGATTTAGCCTTTGCTGGGGCTTTTTTAGCCCTAGGCATTTAACACCTCCAACGCTTTCTGGCCTGTCGTAACCTACTGTTTGGATCTTTCGCCGCCTTAGGGAACTGTTTCATCTGTCCCGCTGATCTAGCACAGAACGATTTACGTCGTTTTGCCCTAGATTTAGACGGCGATTTTTCCGTTACAGCCGTTTGCAACTTACTGCCTGGGTTGGCTTTCCGATAGGCTTTTACACCTTTTTTCGTCATGCCTGCCCCTTTTTTCGTAGCGCGAAAATTTCCAGACTTCACAGAAGTCTTTATTCCCATGTCTTTGCGCTTCGGCTTAGTTGCCATGTTACTGAGCCGCTCCTCCTTCGAAGAACAAGGTAACACTGGTTACGTTGACACTAGCGACGTCAATGAAAATTCCATTTTCAAACAGTATCCCTGCATCTGGGATAAACAAGTCTTGCGCGCCCGCAACGGCAGGGGTGGTAATTGTCAGCTTTGATGTACCGCCCGATGTACTGCCGTCTTTTAAGGAAAAAAAGAAGACCCTGTTGCTGTGTTTGTAAAATAAACACCTAACAATCTGCAACGGCCTAATACCGCAGAAGCATCAGCGGCCTTAGTGACCGTTTGGATATTACTACTGCTCATTGGTATCTCCTATTAAGTCAGTGCGGCACCTACAGCAGTCACCCACGCCGCGCCAGTGCTGATAACCAAACAATATTCGTTATCGCCAGCGCCATTGTCACTTATCAAACGAACCTGACCCGCATTACCGGCGGCGGCAGTAGGTAAGTCACTTGTGGTTATTGCGGTTAATTTTACAAAGTTGGTAACAGTAACGTCACCTGTGATGTCACCTGTGATGTCACCTGTGAATCCGTTATTTGAAACAACGGGACCTGAGAAGGTAGTTGTAGCCATGTCTTATCTCCTGTCGTGGCTAATGTCAGGCGCGGGATTGCACCTGTCAGGGATTTATTAATCTTATAGTAAAAGAAAAGGGGCAACAAGTGCCCCCTTTCCCTTTTTACTCAGCTTACGGAGTACCCGGAGAACCGAATATGCCGCGTGGATCGCTAAAGCCAAAGCTATAACGCTCACGAGCCTTGTAACGTACATTGCCAGTCTCAAAGTCGCCTTCGAAACCAGTGCTCATTGAAGTACGCTGGAACATCTTCATGCCGTTAGGCGCATCAGTCATGATAAAGAATGCGTCAGGGTCAGTCAGATAATGGTTGACTGAATAGCCCTGAGGCACCATTCCCATGTTGCGAGTGGCATTGATGTCGTTATCCGCAGTGCCTACACGAAGAGTAGACTTCAGGATACGGTCGGCAGTGAACTGTAATTCTTTTGGAATTATTAGTTTAGTGCCTTGGACCGCAATCTTGAGGCCACGCTCATCAGTGAAAGACGCGATATCAATCAGAGCCTGCTCAAGAGAGGCTTCTGAAAGATCCGCTGGGGTAGCAAGCTCGTTGGCTAGATCAGGACCTGAAAGGGTCGGATGATCTGTAGCACAAAGAGGCTTACCGTCACCACCGAGAGAGGTTGTGAAAGCATTGTTCAAGATGGAGGCGGCTTTAATTTGCTTAGTCGTCGCCATAGAACGTGCGAGTGCCTTAGTATAACGCTTTGCAAGACTATCGTAGAGGTTATCCTCAATAGCTTCCTCTGTCAGAGAGAACGCTAATGCGATAGTTTCGTGAGTGTAGCGCGCTGTGTAAACTTCCTGAGCCTGGTCGTATGCAACGCCAGATCCTTCAGATTTCACAGGAGCTTCAGCAAAGCCCGAAAGCATCACCTCTTCTTCGAATGCTCTGTCAGATGACTCGCTTTCGTAGATTTCAGCATGCTCATTGTCGTAAGAGCTGTATTCCAGACCGAACAAGGCGTTCAGACCGGGCTCGAGCTCTTTCACTAGTTGTGCGCGAGAAATAGCCATGTCTTATTCTCCTTACTGTCCGGCAACCCCTGCACTTCCGTACAGGTGTTCATTGATTTTAACAACAACGACAGCGTTAGCACCAACAGAGTTGTTAGGTGTATCCCAAAGACCAACGATCTTCAGGTTAAGCGCCGCAGTAGTTGCGATTGAGGAAGTATCCAGCACGTTAGCAGAAACACCAGTAGTGGTATTGCCTGTTCCTACAACGATATCAGCATTCTTACCATAGTTAGCGGCGGCGGAAGTGCCGTCGTTCTGGATGATGAAGAGCTGATTGGGGTCGTCTATTACGTCAGCAATAATTTTGCCCTGAGTAATATTGACGCCGCCTGGATAGTAGTTCTTCCAAGTGGGTTTACCAGTTGTCGGATCAATGTAATTACAGCCATTGAACACGCCCACAGCCGCAGTGTGGCTGGCGGGATTGAACTGGAGAATGTAACCATCCTTCAAAGTGACTAAGTCGCCCTGAAAGATAGCTCCGGCCTGGTTGTCAGCAATTTCGTAGCCATACTGTTTCTGGGAACCAGAGGCTGAAAGATTGCCAAGCGGACGTAGGCCAAACGCTTTATCTACATTTGCCATGATAATTGTCCTTTATTCAAGGTTAGTCGGCGTTCCCATTACGGGGTCCACCGATTGACACACGGCTGTTTCTCTCTGGTGAATTAATCTTCATGCTAGAATGAGCATTCGATTTCAACAGGTCGTTATCAGCCGCAGAAATTTGATCTTGTGTTCTCGATGAATAATAGGCCTGACGTTCTTCGGCGGTTTCTTCGGGAATACGCGCAAGCATCATCCCTCCGGAACTAATGACTCCAGCATAATCGCCGTCGTCAATATGTGATGAATGAAATTCAGGATACTCGTCGGCGCGAACCAACTCATAGCCCTCACGCAACTTTGCAGTTACGTTCATTTTATCTTCAGCACCTGCGATGTTCATCCTTATCCAACGGTGTTTATAACCAGGAGGGGCAGGAGGAGCATCTAGCCTAGAAGGAGGTGCCCACGGTTTGCGTTGCGCAGTTGCTTCACGAGTTTCAGTCGTGCGGCTTGTGCGTTTTAGGGATGGTACTTTGTTATTAACGTCATCACTCATGGTCTTAATCCTTCACATGTCTGGCATAGTCTTCAAGCGAGACTCCAAGTTTTTTGGCTATCGCAACCTGACTTGGCGTCAGCTTTACAGTGCGGCGTGCGTTATTTACTCCCGATGAACGGGTTGCAGGTGCCACCGTTTGCACGGGACGGGACGACCTGTTGTTCTTTTGCGCAGGCTCATATTCCTGCGGAAACATTTGGCGCATGCGCCTATCGATCTCATCATAATACTCGTCGGTCGTTGGGTCAAACCCTTCGTTCTTAACCAACTCGTTATGAATTCCATACACAGTATGCGTCATTACTGTGTTATTGCCAAACCATGGGTTGTTTTCAGCCCATTCTTCGGCTCTTACGTCCGGTTGTCGCCTTGGCTTCAGCACTTCAGGCTCTTCTTGCTGAACGGGCTGTTCCGCCTGCTGTTTCTGTACCGCTACCTGCTCCCCAAGACGTTGTTGCTCGTAGACCAGTGAGGTTAGGCGCTGTTGTGCCTCGGTCTCGGTGTCAATATCATTTTCTATACGAGCTTGTCTAATTACTTGCTTCAGCGCCATAATTTGAGACTCTGAGCGGGTTTGAGCTTCTGTCAATCGTTCTGTGCTGGTTTTACGATACTGCTCTTGAAGATTGCTGTTCTCTGACTGTATTTTTTTTGCATACTCCAAAGCGGCTTCTTCACGGCGCTGTGCCTCACGAAGTCTCGCCGTCATCTTATCAATACGCTTTTTAACTTTGACGGAGTAATCGTCTAGCTCTTCACCGTCTGGTTCCTGGGTAGAGGCTTT